TGGAAAGTGAAGATGGCCCAAACGCAGATGATATTGCTTTGGAATTCCTGAAAAACACTGGTCACGCCAGCTAGTCCCCTTTAAAGAGAAAGAAAAGCACAATGTCATTTGAATTCACAGGTGCCTTTGGTCTGCCTTCAATCCAGTCTGCTCTTGAAACGAGCGAAAACGTATTCTGGTGGGGTCGGTTCGAGCAAGAGGCTTTCATCGGTTCACTTATCGATGGTTCTGCTCGGGACGCTGGTAACACTGGTTACACAGACGTTCTTCGACCCGGTCTTCTGTTAGGCAAAATCACTGCTTCAGGCAAACTGAAAGAGTGGAATCCTGACGCTACCGATGGTACAGAAAACATTTACGGTGTACTTGGTTACTCCCAGAAAATGCAACGCATGGGCAGCGATGCTGACCGATGGCTTGGTTGGGTTTACTGCTGGGGTTTCCTCAAAGCAGACCGTATCTACATTCCCGGAAATGCCAACACAGGTATCTCTGGTGATGCAAAAGAACACTTAGTCCGTGGACAACTCGATAAGCGATTCACTTTCAGTGATCAACTTGAAGGTAACAACTTCGGTGGTTATCGCAACGTCATTGCCAAGACGGGTGATTATACAGTTACGGAAGCTGATCATGACGTTCTCTTCACCAACACTGGTGCTGCTGGGGCTGTCAATTTCGATCTTCCTACAACTGCGAAAGAAGGTCTTCGTTACGGTTTTTACGTAACCGCAGATCAAGATGTCACAGTAACTGCTGGAACAGCGGATACTATGGTCACGTTCAACGATGCTGCTGCTGACAGTGTTGCTTTTAGCACTGCTGGTGAAAAACTCGGTGGACTTATCGAGGTTTACGCAGACGGTTCAAAATGGTTGGTAGTACATCACGGTGCTAACACCCTAACAGTCGCTACGTAATCTAACTAAAACATCCCGTCAGAAGGTAATTGGGAGATATAAATTATGGCTGGCGAAATCACTATTCAACAATTGATGCAAACTCCGGTAATCACTAAGGTGATTTCGCGCATCAAGACTCCGATGACCCTGTTCCAAAATTTCTTTGGAATGCTTCCGGGTCAGGCTGGTACGCAAAACGTATCCGGTCGTTATCTGGGTTGGGACATTTTTGACAAGACTCGTCTGATCGCTGAAGGACGTGCCCCCGGGACTGGCCCGAGCACCGTTCAGCGTAAAGCAGTCGGTCACGTAAGTGCGGTTGCATACCGTGCTCACGAAAAGATCACGCTTCTTCATGAAGAGATCTTCCGTACTCGTCCACTTGGACAACAGTTCGGTATCGTGGATGTTAATGGTCAGAACTATATCAATCGTCAGATTGAATACATGACCCAACGATTCCGTAACTCTCGTGAGTTTATGATCTCACGTATGTTACGTGGTGGTTTTGGTGTTCTACAAACTGGCGAAAGCTGGGTTCCTGTAGAGAAGGGTGCTGGCACATTTGATGTCGATTACAACCTTCCTTCAGAACACCTAGAACAACTTGATCTTGGTACGGGTTCTGACATCATTGATGCTGGTTGGCAAACTGCCTCCACAGACGTGATTGCTCAAATCCTTAACATCAATAAAGCATTCGAGCGTCTTCACGGTCGTCCGCTTCGTCATATCTGGATTAACAGTACTACCTTCAACATGCTACTGGACAACACATCGCTCCAGAACGTAGCTGGTACTGCTTACCGTATCTTCGATTCACTGACAGCACGTCAGATGAAGAGTGATGACGGTATTCCAGACAGTGGTTTTGATGTTGTTTTCCGTGGTTTACCTCTTCAAACATTCCACGTCTATGATGGCGTATTGAATGTTAATCAGACTGTTGATAGCGATACTGCTGCAAATAGCAGCTTGTTTATCCCTGATAATCACGCTATCTTCATGCCAGATCCACGTCCAGATTGGGTTGGTTACATCAACTCTTCTGAGTTCGTGAAAGAGAATATCATGGACAACGGTAAGCAGGTCTACGGTTTCCACAGTTGGACAACCAACGTAATCGACCCTGCTGGTGTAGAACTCAAGATGATCGATAACGGTCTTCCAGTTCTGTACGTACCGAAGTGCATTGCATACGGTGAAGTTGCTAACTTCTAGACTACGGTTTAAAGTTGATTTCCTTAAAAACGGGCTGCGGGCTTAGGCTCGTAGTCCGTTTTTTATTTATCAAAGACTATGAGATCATTACTACTATCTTTGTTTCCGTCATTCCTTGCAGCATCGGATGCTTTCGCAGCCTTTGACTGGGGAACTGTCAGTGCGACTGGGCTTCTGGGTTGGTATCTTTGGTATACAACCAAAGTAGTCTTTCCCAGACTCGACGAACAAGCAATTAAGATGCAGGAGAACTGTTCAAAAGAACTCCATCTCCAGAGAGCACATTACGAAGCATTACTGACCGAACTACAAACACGCCACAGTGAGGAGCATACACAGATAACAAGAGCCCTAGAAAAGATCATTACGAATCTGGATAAGGATTAACATGACCCATGTATCGAGACTTTACCTTTGTCAGGAGTGCGAAGAGCATTATGAAGTAAAATACGATATAGACGCAGATTCAATCGAACCAATCAACAAATTATCAGATGATGCATGCCCGTCATGCAAAGAGGAAACAGAACATGGAAGTGCTCATTAAGACCTCATCAGTCAGCAATGATCAAACGCAGTATCAAGATGGTGATATTGTTTCTGCACTTTCTGACCAACGAATTGCAGAGATGCACGCTCAGAGAATTTGTAATTATCTGAAGACTCCTTTAACTGCTTCTGGTTATCGACAAAATAATCCTCTCGTAGTTAACTATCTGCAAGAGACAAGTTTGTATCGTTTCGAGCGATACGGGTTAAATGCAAAGCAGGTACGTAGGATTAATCTTATAACCGCTGAACAAGAAATCTTGTCAGATACCCCCAACTCAAAAGGGGAATACATCCATGTACAGGAATTTATCAAGCGTAGGTTGTTAAGTCGTTCCTGCAATATCTTTGGTGCTGGAGGTCGTGAATTTTGGTTTGGTGGATCTAGGCCCAATCCAGATCTCAGTGCTATTTGGAATTCTATTGAGACCCATAGCGATAATCTCTGGGAAGATAACAAAGAGTGGCCTTTCACCGAAACAGAAAAACGACATTTCCTGCCATTGCGTTGTTGTGGGGGGCATCATGGAGAAGAGGAGGTTATTTCTTCTGAAGAGGCGTTTGAACGAACTACTAGTATTTTCAAAGTAGAAGAAGACGAGAATAATCCGACTCTGCTAGCCAAACGTAAGTGGTTTATTCCGTACTGGGATTTGTCATCAGAGCTCAGTATTGATGTCGATATGGTACGTAATATGTCACTCATTGTTGATGCGAGAGATGTCCATCATCCATCCCACTTAGAGGATACAAACAAAGACAAGATAACCGAAGGAATCGTGAGTATCTAATGGCAACTGTGACTAAGACAATTGGAACATCGGGTCGTGATTACAGCACAATCACTGCTTGGGAAGCTGATCTGGACAGTTCATCCATGATGGGCGGTATCTACGGTTCAGGCGACGATGCTGTTGGAGAATGCTACAACGATTCGACTTTCGATGAGCAAGTGACTATTGATGGTGGGGGGTCGGTCGGTTTATCTTCAGTAAAACTAACTGCCCCTGCCTCAGAAAGACACGATGGAACTGCTGGCTCTGGGGTGAGAATACAATTCAGTGGATCTTCAGCCTCAGATACGATTGGCTTTTTGATTAAACGTAGCCAATTTACGGTGGAATGGATTGAAATGGATTATACCAATGTTGGATCACAATTAAGTTCTGGTGTCAACTTTGGTGCAGGTTCAACGCAAGAAGTATATGTAAAAAATAATATAATTCACGGTATTAAAACGCAAAGTAACCATATTCACGGTATCTATGTTTGGCACGCCTATACCGATTCTACATCTTCCCGTTATTTGCTAAACAATCTCGTCTACAACATAGATAATTCATCAACTACAAAAGAGGCATCAGGGATAACTGTGCCTTCAGGAAACTGGAATCTGTATATTTACAACAACACGGTTTATCACGTTAAGGCAACAGGCAGTGGTGATGATGCATTTTGCTTTAGTATCCATGACACAAAAACGACATTAAAAAACAATATTGCAGCGAGGCCAGACGCAGCAAGTGCTTCAGATGAAAAATGTTTTGCTGAATCGGGCTTTTCTGGGTCTACGCACGATTACAATCTTTCGACAGATTCAACAGCAACAGGAACTAACTCAGTAACTGGAGAAGCCTATGGTGATTTGTTTTTATCTACAGGGGTCGGTACTGAGGATTTGCGACTGAAAGCTGGCGCAGATGCTATAGGTGCAGGTGTTGATTTAGGTACATCACCAACTGGCGTGAACATAGATATAGAGGGGCGTGATCGAGACGCTCAGGGCGATACTTGGGATATCGGAGCAGACCAGTTTGTCGCAGATACTTCCGGTGTCCCAATAGCATTATTTTTAACAGGAATGAGTACATAATGGCGACTAGAAACGTAGAGATGACAATCACTTATCTTGCTTGGGATACATCTGCCAATGCAGGAAAGACTGGGGATGTGGGTAATCATACACTTCGTTGGGTGAAGGATGGTACTTCTTCTGCCCCATCAAACTCAGCATCTGAAGTGGACGCTACCAATGCACCCGGAATCTATAAGATCACAATGACAGCCACAGAAACAGACGCTAATATTGGTGTGCTTTGTGGCAAAAGTAGTACCGCAGACATTACCATTGTGCCAATTACGCTACAGTTTGAGAGACTACCGGATGCTGATCCAGCAAGTAATGGGGGTCTTCCGACTGTCGATGCTAATAACCATGTGAATGGCGTACAAGATACGTTGGATGTTAATGTGACAACCATCGAAGGTTCTGATGCCACTAATCAAATAAATGCTGCTTGTGATACTGCCTTAGCTGACTATGACGCACCAACCAAAGCTGAAATGGATAGTGCCTTCAGTACTACTGACGGAAAGATAGATGTCGTAGATGGAATCGTGGATGATATTCTGGTAGACACAGGAACAACACTTCCAGCAACTTTATCTACCATTCTTTCAGACACTGGCGAATTACAAACAGACTGGGCAAACGGTGGTAGATTAGATTTACTACTAGACTCTGTCATATCTAAAATCGACGTAGTTGATGGGATCGTAGACGATATTCTCGTAGATACCGCTGTGATAGGGGCTGCTGGAGCAGGTCTGACTGCAATTCCATGGAACGCAAGTTGGGATACAGAAGTGGAAAGCGAAGTAACTGACGCTCTTAATGCATATGACCCACCTACGAAAACTGAAATGGATGCCATGTGGACAACAACACAGACAGAGGCTTACGCAACGGATGGTGATGAGGCAACACCCGCAGAGTTGTTGTACATGATCCTTAGTGCAGTCAGCCAGTTCTCCATTTCAGGCACTACAATTACTGGTAAGCAATTAGATGGCAGTACAACTGCAATGACGTGGACAATGGATCACGCATCTAATCCCACCAGTAGATCGAGGACAACTTAATGTCGAGTATTAAACAATTAATAGGCCCAGCCTTCATAGGTACTGGTCATGATGTTAAGTATGTAGTTACAAGAGGGCTACATACTAATCCTGAAGAGGAAGCTCCCGCAGTAGATAGAAAGCTATCCTATGGAATCTCATATGTCATTTCTCGAAGTGTCGATCATGAGATTGAAAAACATATACCAAACGCAAAACGAGATTAGGAAAAACAGATGGCATTCATACAAATATTAACTGGTGCTACAGCAAACGGAAACAGTTCTCAATACGATTGGGATGTTGGTGAAGGTCAGGTTGTTGTTTCTGGAACCTTTGACGGAGCGACTGTAAAGCTACAACTCTCCCCAGATGACGGAACTACATGGGTGGACGTTGGTACTGCTTCTACATTCACAGCAGCAGGCGGGGCAGGCTTTACTGTTAATTCTTGTAAATTACGAATTAATATTTCTGATGCTGGAGCAAGTACAGTGGTTAGTGCATGGATCTCTTCTGAGGTCGGTGGCGATATAAGTTTATAGGTGATATATGGTTGAATCCTTAGCATACGAATATACAACCAGAGCAGAGATGGATCGCATCTTTAGTGCTTCGGGTGTATCTTTACGAATTGACGATTTATCTGATCCTGATGATGTAACAATCTTTACGGAGATCATCGGAGAAGCTACCGACATGGTGAACTACTATTGTTCACTGAATTATCATGAGGAGGACTTGAATGATTCCTTCATGGTTCGTCGGTGGGCTACGTGGATTGCATGTTATCTTCTCTCCCAGAGAAGAGGTAATCCCGCAGTCTTCTCTGATAAGTACGAAGAAGTTCTTGCAATGATGGAGGAAGTATCCAACTTCACTCGTATCATTCCTAGACTACCTACAAGAGAAGATCTCACACCTGCAATGAGCAATCTGCACATCGACGACCGTTTCCGAACACACAAGATTCGTGTTCATCCTACGATCTCGACTGGCGGTACTTATGGCAAACAAGATCTGTCTCCGAGGTTCCCATTTGAATGGCTGTAAGATCACGTAAAGATTCCCAAAAAGTACGAAGACTTGTTAGAGATTTACCAAAACTTCTAACAAACAAAAAGGTAACTCCAGAGTTAGAGAAACTTCGTAATATCTATTGGGCGATCTTTGCAAAGGAATTTTACAGATTAGCGTATAAAAACTTTAAGGTAAAATCCCAAGGAGGAGCAGACGAATTTGGTGTCCGTTGGAAACCTTTAAAATCATCTACAGTTAAACGACGAGCGGAATCAGGTTTACGATCTCTTATTGCACGTAGAAACGCAATGGGAGGAGATGTCGCTAATAGCTTAATCCTCGTTCGTTCAGGTAGACTTCGAGAAAGTTTTAAACCCGGGCAACAAGCTGGATCAAATTATATCCCATCTGGTTCAGATCAAATTTACGAAGTAGGTTCTGGTAAAGTTCAATTAGGTTCTAATGTTCCTTACGCAGATGACCAAAATGAAGAACGACCTTTGTACGGTGATGAGTCTGAGTTAATAACTAAAGCAACAGAAGTTGCTCTACAGAAGTTTCTAAAAGAACTACCAAAAGAACTAGTATAGGTACTAATAATCGGATTTTAATTATGAGTATAGGAAGATTATTGCTGGCAGTTCGGGATCAGTTGAGAACAGATCTATCTCTAGGAGACAGGGAATGTGATGTAATGCCCGGGCCTGAACCTCCTCCAGCTTGTGGTGAGAAGTTTGTATCTATCTATGGTTCTAGTTGGTCTGCGGGCGGTGAAGACATCTACCAAGATCGAGGTATTTACGAAACCTATGATATCGTGTGTGCAGTAACTTTTCGTAGTGCCTATGCTCCCTTTGACCGTCTAGGAACAGACATTTACGTAAAACGTCTTCTGGGGATTGAGGATTTCTGTAGAAAAGTAATGGGGTCGATACATTTAAATCAGGCAGTAAATACTGCGGTAGATACAATGTTAGCTACAGACCATAGTCTTACTGATCATCATAAGATGGTGGAGTACCTTCGTTGGGTTTCTACCGATCCAAACCCGCTGCCTGTAACGGGTAGTTGGTTTAATAGTGATGAGGCAGCATCATCAGGGCTGGTAATGGAAGTACGATTTAATCAAGCGACTCGATTTAGTTCATTGGACATTACAGAAGGTAATTTTGTATGACCGCAATCCATAAAAAAGAGGTTCGATTATTTCCTGTTGTCTGTAAAAATAAAGGATGCCCTACCTACGATGAAACAAAATACTTGCCTTTTTCTGAAAAGAACATGAAATGGCATCTGCTTCCAGAAGCAGCATATGAATGTCAAACATGCGATATCACATATAATTTATGTCAGATAGTACATTTAGTTCTTCCAGATGAGAATGGGCAAATAAAAGGATCTTTAGAAATATCAACAGGTTCGTTTGTTGACCACCCAATTAAACGATGGGAATTTGCTTGTGAGCACGCCCAACTAAGTTTTAGGGATCAGTCAACGGATTCTGTAGACTATCCAGAAAACTTCACAACAGTACCGAAAGTGGCAACTTGTTATCGATGTCTGGAAGTATTCGAGGAATCTAACAAACTAGAAAACATAAAACTTATGACCTACTTTAAGTCAAAGGAATAAATTATGGTCGCTTCTCTTACAGCTATATCAGGCCCATATACAGGCTCATGGAATGGCATATACCTTGGCGTAACTGAAGATGGTTACGAATTAGAACATACTTTCTACAGTGAACCTGTACGTGGTGATAATCTTGGAGACAGTATTCAAGATGAAGTTCTACGTGGACAAGACGTTTACGTTAATTACACTCTTATTGAGCACAACAAAGGTATCGCTGCTCCTTCTGTCGGACAAGCCAATAGTTCTATTCACTGGCCTACTGGAATTTCTGGTTTTAATGCAGTTGGTGCTAATGGGCAGGTTGGGGTCATTGGAGATACTCTTTCAGAATATGCAAGCAGTCTTGTATTAACTGCACAGGCATCTACTCCCGCAGCAGCAAGTCCAGCGTCAATTACGTTTCCCGGAGCAATCCTCGCACGTAATTTCCCTATTCGAGTACTCTACGCAAGTCGTCTGCGTAGAATACCAATACGTATGGTTTGTCTTCCTGTTGCAGGCGGTACAGGTGCTGGTGATCAATATAGTCCTACCATTTACTATTACACAACTACGTAATGTCCAAACCTAAGCAAGATGATCTGGTCGCTTGGCTCTTTGCACAAAGTCCAAGGAATGATGCTGAAGAGGCTATTCTCGACGAACATATTCGCAAAGAGTCCAAGCGTATCAGAGAAACATGGTCAGAAGAAGTACGTGAACAACGTGCAATGAGGGCAGGTTCTCCGTGTAGGGAAGAAGCCCGTGTACCAGTGGTAAAGACTACTAAAGCATTCCCTCTAGCTCCAGAGCAGCAAAATGGCTGATAGTAAACATACTCTTACAATCAAGTTAGAGGAGATTGCCTTTCCTCTAAAAGATGATCCTCGTCGTGGGGGAGGTGCGGAATCTCAACCAGTCAGTACCTTTTCTGAACAGATGAAGGAGTTGCATAGCCAAGCAAGAGCGATTCAGGGTGACTCCAATAACCCAGCAGAATCCTATCAGTCTGCTTTTCAACAAGCAGTTCAAGCTGTCTCGGAACAGGGTGCTGAACCTGAGCGTGAAAAACCAAGGGCTGTTAATTTTGGAGAACAGGCTCGGGAATATGAAAAGAGTCAACAAACATTTACTGATGTTATAAAACCGAGAGACGTTCAACTTACAGAAAAAGCTAAAGTCACTGACTTTGTTCCAGAGGCTGATAGTGGTGGTATCTCGCATATCATACAAACAATAGGCAAGACGCTTCAAGCACCTTTCAAAATGTTAGCTAATCGAGGTCGAAAGAATGACGAGGTTGTAGAGTTTTCACACGAGGAAGATTCTGATGAAGAATCTGGAGGAGGAGGAGGAATTGGTGGTGCTGGCATGGTAGCAGCAGCCGCTGGAGGCCCAGTAACTTTAGCAGCAGCGGTATTTGTTGAGGCAATCGGTGGCGCATCCGAGGCACTACAAGACTTTGCTGCATTTCTAGAACAGTCTGCTGAAGAGATTCAAGCATACTCCCCAGAACTTATAGGAGCAAAAGTAGAAACTGAATTGGATCTACTTGCAGCACGTATAGGCAGAGCAAATTCTGCGGAATCATCAGCACTAGTTGAGTATGAAGAGTCGAAACGAGGTCTTTTAACAACCTTTGAGGAAACTAAAAGTACCTTAACACAGGTGATGGCTCCATTGATGGTTCTAGCAGTAGAATTTTTAAATTTCATACTAGAGATAATTAATATAATTATCAAAGTGGTATCCGTGCTGATAGGGATGGTGCTAAAAGCTCTTTATTACATCTTAAATGGCTTAGACTACCTTGCGTTCGGTGCGATTCCAAACGAATGGATAGCAGCTATTGGAGATACTGCGGATAAGATGCTTGCTGTTATGGAAGATCCCGGGCCTCAAGAGGTTGGGCCTTCTAATAATCTTGCTCTTTGGCTTGGTAATGTGCCTCGTTCAGTTAGTCAAATAATGAATCCTTAAACGAATAGCTGGTTATTAATACTATGGCACGAAATCTACAACATGCAGCCCAACAAAATTTAGGGGATGTAGTATATAACGATGTACATTTTCCTCCAGCGATTAATTCTTCGGTTCAAATGGAGCCCGTCTATGATCGTAGTGAACGGGGATTAATGTATGTTAAGTACTCTATTCGTATTGAATTCATCATACATCTTCAGGATATCGATGTAGCAATTGATTCCACGAAGCAATCCACAATGGGCGATTCGTGGCAGTCTAATAATCCAACAAGGAATTCTGGACAAGTAGCACAAGCTAATCAATACACACATACTTCTGGACAACCAACGACTGCTACATCAGGTGCTACGGTGAAGGGCGGTCTTGATCATGCCATGGCCTACTTAAGAAGACGACTTCTACAGCCCGGTCGTGAACTTCTGATCTCGGGTCTTGGTCTTGGGCCTGATTTAAATATAAATCAACTTCCAGCTACTGGTAATAACAGAGAACTTCGAGATGTAGCA